GCAAGATAATACCTGGAGGGGTGTTTACGTGTTAGAGTCGTGATAATCGGGCATGTCGGAGCAGGTGGAGCGGGAAAGTCAACGCTGGCAAAGGAATTGGCTGGTGTTCTGGACTTGGATTATAAACCGAGTGTGGTCCGAGAAGTTTTTAATGAGTTTGGCTGGAATGAAAAGGATCAAAGAAACGCTACTCCGGAGGCATGTTGGAAACTACAAAAGAAGATCTTTGAGAGGAAGCTGTACCAAGATCATTATTTAGGCAAGGATGTAGTCTTTGATCGGACACCGATCGACCACCTCGCTTATGTTATTTATCGATGTGAGTTGGCCCTTACGGAAGAGAGGTTGAAGGATATTGAGCATCGAGCAGAGGAAGAAATTAAAAAGTATGATGTGGTAGTGTACCATCCGATTCCGTCATGGAATGCAGAAGAAGATGGAATGCGAGAGGATGACTATTCATATCGACGAATTATAGATGTGATCATGTTGGGTTATTTGAATTCTTTTGAGGTCGGGTTTGTGATTGTTCCGGACGCAGACGTTAAGGTTCAGCGTGATAGCCTGTACACTTACATACAAGGATTAGACGAGGTGCAGTCTCCCCCAGGGGAACTTTCTGTGCCTGTTAGGGAAGGGGCTCACCCTCTATTAGAGGGTCGGGTGTTACTGCGTAATCAGGAGCGCGAAGCGTCATCATCCAGTCAAGCGTCTCCTGTGCAGCCTCGACTGGAGGGACGTGATGGGGGTGGGTGAAGGCTTCTGCTTGCAGAGGTAAAGCATCCTTCGCACGGAACTGGTAGGCTGGCGGTAGGGGAGTCCTGTAAGGAGTGAGTGTTCACCCGCTCACTCCTTTCGTGTATAGATGGACATGTCTGCGAAGAAAACACAAGCCCAGAAGAAGACCGAGCAGCTTGCTAGAGTGGCCAGGAAGGAAAAGACAGCCAGAGAGCTTCCTTTTGATCCGATTGCGGCCTTTGGGCAATATAAACATGACGGTCTGAAGCTGTCTGAACTTCCAATTTCGTATGTCGAGTTCTTATGTAGACCCACCTCAGAGGGTGGAGATTTTACTCACAATGGAGTTAATTGGGCTTTGGCGGCGAAAGCAGAGTTGGTTCGCAGGCAGTCGGGAGGACCGATCCCTACTAGAGCGGAAATGCCAGTTGAGGACGATGATATTCCGAAGCCGTTACGGGGGTCTCTTGCTCGCGCCAAGACGGAGTTGGCTGAGTTATCAAATGAGGCGATCGATGACGCTTCAATGTATTTATTGAAGGACTTCATTACTAGACGAGATAAGTCTGTCGCCTTTACTGGTTGGTTAAAGGCATACGCGCAAGAAGCAGCTCGTTATGGTGTCTTGAAAGGAACTGATGTGGAAAACGAGTGGGTGGAGAGCATCTTGCTTGATTACCGAGATCACAGATTTGAGATAAGAGTTGCGAAGTCCAGGCTGACTTTAAGCAGGATTGCGCCGCATGGAAAGGACTAAACCAATCTCCTATTCGGAGCGGTTTATAGCAGATCATCAGATTGATGTTCAAGAAGCTCTTATTGAGTGTGAGCTTATGCGATTAGATATGCAGATGTCAATGAGCTCGACAGGTGAAGTTTGGGCTTTTAAAGAAGGGTTGAATTTGATTAGACGGAGTTTGAAAGCAGCGAGAGAGGATCTTCACCAACTCTCTGTAGGTAGGAAATGGCCATGGCAGCGACTACGTATTGCGATCTACAAGTGGTCTGTTCAAGAAAGATTCAAGTGAGAAAGCGGAAGTAGGGATGTATGAATACTGTGTACATCTCTAGGTTCTTATGAAGAAGATAGACTCGGTAACGGGAGAAGAATTTGAATGCGCCGGCGACGAGAGTTGCTGGTGTATGGAGCTCCCAAATGTATTACCATTTAGCGGGGGCGAATGCATCGGGCCAACAAGAGTCGAAGCCGTCATAGGGGATAAAGAAAGTGACACAAAACATGGGTCCAGTTCAGCCGATCACGGACGTGGTGTGGAAGGAGAAGTATCGTCATGTGGGGACTGATGGGACTGGTGAGCAGGCCATTGAGGAGTCTTTTGAAAGGGTCGTAGCAGGGGTCTACGAACGAGACGAGAGACGGGATCAAGAAGCTGGACGTGCTCTGGAATCGATGGTGCGAAGGCATTGGGTTCCAGCTGGGCGCATACAAGCAGGCGCTGGGACTGGCAAGCGAGTAACCTGGATCAACTGTTTCGTCAGCCCTACTATCGAAGATTCGATGACATCGCATGACGTCCCCAATGCATTGGGGATAATGGATTCCTTGAAGGTGGCTGCCCTTACCCAGCAAATGGGCGGTGGAATAGGGATGGACTTCTCTACACTTCGTCCGAAAGGAGCAATTGTTCGTAAAGTCGGGTCTGTTAGCTCAGGCCCGCTTTGTTTTATGGACATGTGGAACGCTATGTGCGGGACCATAATGTCTTCCGGTTCCCGCCGTGGTGCAATGATGGCCACCCTGAGGATTGATCATCCTGACGTGCTCGATTTTATCGAAGCAAAGCATGTTGCCGGAAGACTCACCAACTTCAATGTGTCAGTGATGGTTACGCACGCTTTTATGGAAGCTCTGAAGAACAATGAAGATTGGGATATGGGCTTCACAGTACCTAGAGCTGATGGCAATCACGTCGATGTGAGGAAGGATATTGTCGAGGGAGAGGAATGGTTTGTCTATTCCCGTATGTCAGCTCGGGATCTCTGGGAAAAGATCCTCCGGAGCACTTATGAATTCGCTGAGCCGGGAGTCATATTCATTGATCGAGTGAACGAGAGCAACAATCTTCGATACTGTGAGGAGATATCCACTACTAATCCTTGCGGTGAACAGCCTTTACCTCCAAATGGGGATTGTAATCTCGGAGCGGTGAATTTAGCTGCAATGGTGAACGATTCATTTGGACTGAATCCAGAGTTCGATTGGGATGCTCTTGATGATGCAGTGGGTGTTGGAGTGCGGTTCTTGGACAACGTGCTGGATACCACCCTCTATCCTACTGAGGAGCAGAAGCAAGAAGCTTTGGCTAAGAGGCGTATTGGTTTAGGTATTACTGGCTTGGGGAATATGCTTCAACAGATGAAGATTCGTTATGGTTCTCCAGAAGCGATTGAGATGACTGAAAATGTCATGAAGGCGATTTCCCACTGTGCTTACAGAGCTTCGGTTGATTTGGCGGAAGAACGGGGTTCGTTTCCTCTGTTCGACGTTAATAAGTTTTTGAAGAGTAGCTTTGTTCAGCGATTGCCGGCCGATATTAAGGAGGGGATTAGAGAGGCTGGTATCAGGAATGGTGTGTTACTTACTGTGGCTCCGACTGGAACTACTTCTCTTTATGTTGGGAATGTCAGCGCAGGATGTGAACCTTCCTTTGCCTGGTCGTATACCAGGAAGATGCTGATGGAGGATAACTCCACGCAGGAATTTGACGTAGAGGACTACGGTTATTTGATGCACAGTCGAATGTTCGGAAAGCCGAATGGAAAGGATATGCCGGATTACATGGTGACGGCGACAGAGTTGTCGGTGCTTGAGCATTTGGAAATGCAGGCTGCCCTACAGAAGCATGTCGATGCGTCGATTTCCAAGACTATCAATTGTCCGGAAGAAATGGAATTTGAAGACTTTAAACAGGCATATTCACATGCTTATGATCTGGGGTTAAAGGGCTGCACAACTTACCGCCCCTCAGGTGTAAGAGGTGCGGTATTAACTGTTAAAGGAGAGGAAAGACCAAGGGCTGTTGGCTCTGTACCAAGCCGGCCAATGGAGCTGGAAGGCTCCACCTATAAGGTGAAGTGGGCGCCGATTGGGAGTGCGTTTTATGTGACTATCAATGATCGAATTGATAGGGATGGTAAGCGAGTGCCATTCGAGATTTTCATCAATACTATGTCGGTAGTTCACAGTGAGTGGATTACTGCTTTGACGAGAACCATTTCTGCTGTGTTTAGGCGGGGAGGAGACGTTGCATTTTTACCAGATGAACTGGAACAGATTCATTCTGCGGATGGGGGACAGTGGGTGAATCAGAAGTACGTGCCGAGTTTGGTGGCGATTATAGGTAAGACCATCAATCAACACTTTGTGAAGTTGGGTTTGAAGGAACTGGACACTGTTCCAGAGGTTGAAGTGGAGATTGCTCAGGAGATCGGTGGTACAAGATGCCCTAGATGTGAGAATCCGCAGTCATTGATTATGAGCGAGGGGTGTGGTAATTGTCTAACTTGTGGTTATAGTAACTGCGGTTAAGACTGTATAGATTACTTCATAATAACGTCTAAGTGAGCTTCGGAGTCTAACCCCATGGACGACGAGAGTTCCTGCTGATTGTTATTTCGGGCCCCGTAAGGGGCCCCTTTTTTAACAGGAGCAATCATGCCAGAAGGTCCAGAAGTTGAGAGGCTCAGGACTCAACTGGAAGAGAATTGGGTTGGGAAGAGAATCAGTAAGTTCCGCGCTCCATCGATGACTGGACCAGATCCCACGAAGTATGCTCAGGACGGCTGGGCTGTATTCCTTTTAGCAACCCTGGGTGCCAAGATCAAGGGTGTCGATCGTATTGGAAAGCACCTGTGGATACAATATGAGGATTGTGCTTGGCAGATACATTTGGGAGGAACAGGTTGGTTCACGCCGAAGGGTGTGAGTAAGAGCAACTTCATACACTCTGTAAATCCAAAGACAGTGAGAGTGATGCTGATCTTTGATGACGGTTCCAGATGGGACTATCATGATTCCAGGACTTGGGGTAAGTGGTGGATTAAACCTTACCAGTTCATGATGGAGGATCCCTATTTTCAGGATTATGGACCAGATTGGATACGGAATCCAATTGTAGCGGCTAATGCACTCATCTGTTCTAAATCAAAACGATTTGTAAAGGATGTGCTCTGTGATCAGAAGTTAACAGCGGGAATTGGGAATTATTTAAGTTGTGAGATACTGCATAGAGCCGGCATCCATCCTCATACACGATTTCATCGAATCAATAATGAAGATCGACAGAACCTGGCTGCTTGGACGGAGACTTTCGTGCAGGAATGTATGAAGAAGGAAGATCATGCGCATTGGAAAGTCTTTCAGAAGAGAGGCCAGCAGTGCTTAACGTGCGATAAGGGAGAGATTAATTATGTCAAGGACATCGGGGGAAGTAGAGGAAGTTACTTCTGTCCTAGATGTCAACCGAGGGCCTAGAATGAGTAAGTTTGATCCGTATGAAAAGGCGGAAGAGTTAGATGCAAAAATAAACAAGATGCTGGAAGAGCACCCAATAACAGAGGAAAACGTAAACGTGTGGACTATCTTTCAAAGGACTATTCAGTCCAGCTTGACGATTATTGAACGACGCATAGAGAAGATAGCTAAAGATGCTGCTACCTGATCACGAGATTTTGGCACGGTGCAGAACTCAGGGCATCATTGAACCGTATGTGAGAGAGTCAATCAGGAACCTTAATCAGGTTGGCGGGCCTGATCAGGATGTGATTTCATACGGCCCTAGCTCCTATGGGTATGACATACGGGTGGCACACGAATTCAAGATTTTTACTAACGTGCACAGTGCAAAGGTGGATCCGAAAGCGATGGACCTGGCTAACTTTGTAGACATCGTAAGCGATGGACCTGTTATAATACCACCGAACAGTTTTGCATTGGGTCGTTCTCTAGAGTGGATCAAGGTACCGCGTGATTGTCTTGTTGTCTGTATAGGCAAGTCTACATATGCTAGATGTGGAATCGTAGTGAATGTAACTCCACTTGAACCGGAATGGGAAGGGAACATCACTATCGAAGTGAGTAATACAACCCCGAACCCCGCTCTTGTTTATCCAAATGAGGGCATCACCCAACTATTGTTTCATAGAAACAATTCTCTCTGCGCAGTCTCGTACAAGGATAAGGACGGGAAATATCAAGGTCAGTCAGGCGTGACTCTGCCGAAAGCATGAAGCAGGCCTATCTTGCAATGAGAGTTCAACAGGCTCATAAGAGAGATGCGATATTAGAAGGGATTGATGTACTAGGTTATAAACTGGAGACTCATCCAGAGAAGTTGAAGGGTGGTACTGATAGTCTGTTTGTGACTTGGAACCTTCATGGTGACAATAGTCAGTCGGATAGGGTAAGGAAATCAGGGGGAACGGTTATAGTGGTCGAGAATCCATATATCCCGACAGACCTTGATGGGAATGAGTACTTGGCGATGGGGGTGAATGGACATAATGGTTCGGGGCTTACTCCACCAAGGGCTGAAGATCGTTTGTCTCGATTGGGAGTAAATGATCTTTTTGAACCGTGGAAGGTAGAGGGACAACATATTTTGGTAGTTGGGCAGAGGGGGATAGGCTCTCCGTACATGAGATCTCCACCACAGTGGGGAGAAAAGGTTACAGAGAAGCTTTCTCAATTATCTCATCGAAGTGTAATACACAGACCTCATCCAGGTCGAGTGGCTGTTACTGACCTACCTCCTCTGCAAGAACAATTGAATGGTGCTCATTGCATTGTGATGTGGGCGAGTAACTGCGCAACCACAGCCCTATTACAGGGAATCCCGGTGTTTTATTGTGCTCCATTCTGTGTACTAAGACAGGCGTGTAGGCAGGGATGGGCTCGTTTGGAAGATACGAAGAAGGATGACAGGGCTCGTTTGGAAGCGTTTAAGGATTTGTCGTATGCCCAGTGGAACTTAGATGAGATAAGAACAGGCGAAGCTTATGAGAGGCTTATAGAGTGCAAGTTGTTGTCGCAGGAAAGCACTCGCGGGTAATAGGCTCTGCGTTTGCGGAGGGAATCGGCGTAAGAACGATCTCTCCTCGTGACTATTGTTCACAGAGAAATCTACAGGATGTGGTTATTTATGGCCTTATGAGAGGTTTGAAGGATGCGAAGAAGGCGGCTCAAAGGCGGCGGTTGAATTGGGTGTATCAAGATAATGGCTACCTTAATCCGGGTCATTTTCACGGGAACTATTCAGTAACAATAAATGCGTATCAGCATACTGGTGCTGGTTTGTATGAGCGAGGGCAAGGACAGTTTGAGAAATTGAAGCTGAAGTGTCTAACTATGTGGCAGAAGGCAGGGGACTACATTTTAATATTTCCGCCAACTGAGATATTCGCTTTCTTGATGGGCTTCGAGGCTCAGAACTGGATTGAGGATACGGAAGAGAAGCTGAAATTAGAAACAGATAGACCAATCAGAGTCAGAAGAAAGCCAGGTTCGATGGTAGGTGAGCAAGTAGTCCCAAAGGGAATTTCTTTGGAAGAGGACCTGAAGAAGGCGTACGCAGTAGTGACGTACAACAGTAAGGCAGCCATTCAAGCTATAATTCAGGGAGTGCCAGTCTTTGTAGCCTCTCCTAATTGCTGTTCGTCGGTGGGCTTGAGCGATCTTAAACTTATAGAAACGCCTTATTATCCTGTTGATAGGATGCGATGGTTGTACGCTCTAGCGGCCAACCAGTTTTCTATTGCAGAGATGGAATCGGGTTACTGTTACAGAGTCCTAGAAGAAGATAGTAAGGAAGGATTCACAGAGGTTCCGGACCCTCAAGCACAAGTGAAGATCCTCTTCACCTAATCTCCTGTTTGTGCCGTCGTTCGAGGGCAAGGGAGATATCTATGATCCAGTATAAAGGCATCTGGCTACCAGACGGTGAAGAGCACTATCAGATGGTGATGGATTCACCAAAGTCGCCAGAGATTAACGGTATGGGTACGTACCAATACCGTAAGCTCGTAAAAACTCTCGGACGAACTAATAGCTGGCGGACTGCGATCGACATTGGTGCGAATATCGGCTTTTGGTCGATGCATTTGGTGAAACGCTTTCAGTTTCTTCATGCCTTCGAGCCGGCAGCCTTATTCCGTGAGTGTTTCATGAGGAACCTCCCAAACGACCCTAACTTTGAGTTACATCCCTACGCGTTGGGAGATGAAGAATTCAAGTGGCCTCTTGTGACAGGTAAGTGGTCAGGCAATACTTATTTGGACTTTGATCACGATCCGGAAGATGATGATGTTGAGAAGGTGCAGGTCAAAACTCTTGATTCTTTTGGGATTGAGGATGTGGATATGATCAAGATTGATTGCGAGGGATATGAACTCGCTGTCATCAAAGGTGGGGAAGAAACAATAAGTAAATACAGGCCAACCATTATCGTGGAACAGAAAGAGGGCTGGCCTACTAAACATGGGTTCCCCGAGTTGGGTGCTGTTCACCACTTGGAGGAGATGGGGATGAAGCTTTTGCTGGAGTTCTCAGGCGACTACATAATGGGATGGTAGATGTTTCAACATCAGGGAATATGGCTACCCGACGGAGAGGAACATCTGACGGGGATGCTGGATTTGGGTCCGTTTCTGGACGGGGTGGGGACATACCAATACAAGAAATACCTGACGGTGATGGAGGTGACACCAAACCGACGGACTGTCATCGATATCGGCGCGCACGTTGGCTTATGGTCGATGCATTTTGCTCGGGAGTTTGATCGCGTAGAAGCGTTTGAACCATGTGCGAGGGTCAGAGAGTGTTTTCGTAAGAACGTAGCAGGAACCAACGGCGTCTCCATCCTGCATCCAGATGCGTGTGGTGAAGAGTCGGGTATGGTGTGCATGAGGACTAATGCTGTTAGTTCGGGGGATACGTGGCCAGAGACTCCGCAGGAGAACCCTACCGGAGAAGCAGCGCTGCTTGTAAGGATCGATGATCTTGACATACCAGATGTGGACTTAATTAAGCTGGATTGTGAAGGTTATGAATTGTTTGCCTTGAGGGGAGCTGCAAAGACTATTCTTAGTTGTAGGCCAACTATTATTGTGGAGCAGAAGCCAGGACGGGCTCAGAAGTTTGGTTTAGAGCAGACTCAGGCGGTGACTTACTTGGAAGGTCTCGGTATGAGGTTGACTACCGTAATGGCTGGCGACTATATCCTGGTTTGGTAGATGGATGGCTCCTTGATTAAGATTTTCGTAGGTTATGATGAGCGGGAAAGCATTGTCTTTCACGCCTTCAATCAGTCAGTTCTTGACCACACCACCTATCCGGTGTCTATCACACCACTACACGAATCGATGCTTGGCTGTTTTGATGGGCAGAGAGATGGGACAAATCGATTTGTCTACTCTCGATACTTGGTGCCGGATTTGATGGACTTCCAGGGATGGGCACTCTTTTGCGATGGAGACATGATTGTCCTGGGAGATTTGGTCGAGCTTTGGGCGTTGAGAGATCCAACCAAAGCAGTTCAAGTAGTCAAACACAACTATAAAACCTCCTCTAGTAGGAAGTACATTGGCACTCCGATGGAGAGTGACAACGTTAACTATTCGCGGAAGAACTGGTCCTCAGTTGTTTTGTGGAATTGCGGTCACCCCTCCAACCTGTGTTTAACAAGGGAATACGTTGAGCTTGCGGGACCAGAAGTTCTGCATCGTTTTAGGTGGCTGAGGAATTCGGAGATCGGTGCCCTACCGATTGAGTGGAATATGCTGGTGAATGAGGTTGAGTGCGAGAACCCAAAGTTAGTGCATTACACTCTCGGTTGTCCTGGTATAGAAGGGTACGAAGATTGTCCGCATGCACAGACATGGCATGATGAAGTGTTGAGAGTGAACAATATCATCGGACAGAGACCAGAAAAAATGATTGAGAGGGCACATGGGGATAGGCGATCAACTAATGGCGGCGGGAAGGGCCAAACTTCTCCATAAAGAAACTGGCAGGAAGATAGCAATCGGTCGACCAAAGCAGGTTATCTGGTCCGAGCTTTACAATCACAATCCATACCTTGTTACTCCAAATGAGTTAGCGTATCGTTATCCTTGTCCGCCAGAAGCTATTGGGGGAATACTGTGGCTATACGACCATCCAGGTAATCGACCTTATATTGATTATCCTGCGACGAAAGCTCTGAAAGAGAACGAAGGAAGGGGTAAGTATATCTATCGGTGGGTGTTCAGGAAGGACCACCAAGCAGAACCAGCGGAGATCTTCTTGACGGAAAGAGAGGAGCACTTTGCAGCTCAGAGAGGGTCGTTTGTCCTCCTCGATCCACATATCAAGCTGCGGGCACCTCCGCAGAAGAAGTGGTTCTTTGATTGCTATCAAGATGTCGTAGATGCCATTAACCCGTATGTAGAAGTCATACAACCAACGTACGGGAAAGATCCATATTTACACGGAGTGACTGCGACAAGAACGGATTTGAGAGAAGTAGCCGCTTACATGTCAAGAGCAATATGTTATGTGGGGAACGAGGGAATGCTGCACCATTTAGCTGCTGCTTTTAATACTCCAGCTGTGGTTATTGCTGGTGCATTCGTGCCAAAGTCAGTCTCCGGTTATGAATACCAAACCTGGTTTGAGGAACCGAGCAGTCGAGCTTTGGGTGTGAGAGAGGATTGTCGAGCAGGTATGGAAGCAATGGGGAGAATAAAACCAGACCGGGTGATTTCTGCTGTTAAGAGGATCCTGAGAAAGAGTATTTGATGAACTTATTTGAGATGATGTTAGGACAGACACTAGAGAACGAAGTATTTGCGGCGTCGATCATCGCTCGTCTTGCGCATGTGAATCAGATCTGGGGGTCAGACTCCTACTATGAGGGTCATGTCTGTAAAGTAGTCGAACGGATGAGAGATGATGATCGTGCCGATATGAACTGCATGATCATTGGATTTCTGATGAATGCCATCAACGAGACAGACCTCTCTTTGGAAGACTTGGGTTGCTTGGGATTCAATCCGGCTGTCCTCGAAGTGTTGGATGTTCTTAAGGAGAGGAAAGGTGAGGAGTATTTTCAGTACATCATGAGGATTGCCGACTACCCGGTATGCCGATTCATCAAAGGTCTAGAGTTAGAGGAGAGGCTGAGAAAGACCTCTGTGAAAGAGGGTGCATACGAGAAATACACAAGTGCACTAAGAGCACTCGAGGGATACAACAATGAGCTTAACTTTGCGGAGAGTGCAGAGGGACAAGTTCCTAAGCCTCATTAATCAATTGAGGCCGCCTTCTCCAGAAGGTACTCATACTTATGTACCGTCTGACCCAGAAAGGCTAGAACACGCAACAAAGGTTCACAAAGCAGCCAAACGTCGAGCCAAGAAGGAGAGGTCTGGCTCATCAGAAGAACGTGCAACAGCAGCCACCAAGACTTACAAGAGGTTATACACTCCCCGGAAGTAGTTCTCCACTCGCCTATCGGTTGAGTCGGATCTTGATGCCCCGGATCATATAAGAGCTTGGGGGCGAAGACTAATCTCTTCAATTCCTCTTACTGAGCAAAGTAACTTGGGTAGTTGTTCAACTCACACATGGGTATGATAAGAGATGGTGCGTCACGTTTGTATCAGAGTTGGAGATTGGAAGCTTGAGAACTGGCATTTATATCGGTACGGTTGGACACAAGCCGTGAAGAACCCGAAGTTTCGATGGCGAGTTTGGAGACGAGTATTGTGAGTCACGTCTATTATTCGATATCAGATCTTAGAGAGGAAGGCACCATTCTATGGGAGGGTGGAGCAGTTCCTCCTAAGATAGATGATGCGCGAGAAAGCTCGTTTGAAGAGGTTACGAAGATGATGTCAGAAGGGGTGCCCATGCACTATTTCCCATCGGAGTTCGTGGTTTTGTGAAGAATTGGCAAGACAGATGTAAGAATTTTGGCGAGGCGGAACCCCCGGAGCTTGGTCAGAAGCTGATCTGGGTTAAGGGAGGCGGAGCTAGGAATCGGTCAGAAGCACCCTTGGATATCGTCTGGTTCGTGCAGCAGAATCAGTATAACTGGACGGTAGTCGACGAGGACGGTCATCCGCACAATGTCTTACCAAGTAGAGTCTATTCTGAAGAAGAGTTCGTAGAGTGGCTGGATTTGCAGAAAGGAAAGGTACCTCCGCCACAAATAGCTTATATGTGCCCGAATGTGATTCGGGATGATACTATGGCCTTAAAAGATTTGCCGGAGAAGCTTAAAGAACAGCTAAGTCCGAGTTTTCGGGAGAGGTACGAGATATGAATTACAGCGAACATGCGTG